TCTTTGAACAAGTGGGTCTTCTAAACGATGGTAGCCGTAAAGCTTTTCGTTTTCGGGAACATTTGTGTCTAACAAGCCCGAAGCAGGGGCTATTTCTACCTTTATGCCGCGGGATAAGGCTATAGCCAACCAAAACTCTACACAAGCTTTGCCCGCTTCTGCAAAATGAATGTTTTGCTTGTAGCTGAAATCCACGCCAAACATGTGTATTTTAGAAACATCTTGATGTATGGCAAAAGCCACCGCGTAAGCTACCGTATTATTAAAATACGAGTAAGTTAAATCAGAGATGACGTCCTCTAGCGGATACTCAACTATTTCTGGAACACGATCATCTAAACAACAAGAATAAATCGGCCCTTTATTAGGGGTTTCCAAAAGAAACTTTTTTGCAATTCCTGTCTGTGTCCCGGCTTTTACATCGTCAAGAAACCGTGACGCGGGGTCCATCATAAACGTGCGATCTACATGAAACACCGCGCCGATGCTATTTATGCCCCAAACTTCAGCGTATTCCGTGGAATTTATTCTAGATAAAACGTAGTCCGAAAAACTTGCGCCAAGCGCAACAATGGCGACTTCTTTGCCGCTTAAATCCTTTTCCATGAAAGCCCCTCCTATGGAAATTAAGTTTTTGGAACTCTAACAAGCCCCGTTCTATACGCGTCGGTGTTCTCCATACCTTCGCCATAATTTTTCAAACGTGCGATAGATTCAACAAACCTTTGCTCGTATTGCTGCAAAAGATCTGCCTCACCTTTCATAAAGGTGTAGGCTTCAACCAAACAGCCGTAAAGAAGAGCGTCTGGAGCGTTGTCGCCAAACCACGAGGTTCCGTCTGTCGTGGTTGTGATGGATTCAGGCTCATAAAAATAGTGAAGCTCTGCCGTATAATCTACCGCGGGGGTTGGGGAGATAATGAAATTACTCACGTCAAAAGGTGCGTAATATTTCGGAACACCCGTTGTTGCAGCATTCGACCAATATTCTTGGACAAAGTTGACGTCTTTTTGGAGCAGAAAGGTTTGGTTCCCGTCACCATCAATCAAAGACAGAGAAAAAGACGCCAAATAATCCGGGGGCATGTTTAGATATTTTGAGTCTGAGTTTAGTGTTGCCGTGGCGTTTTTACGGAAATAATCTAAGTCAACAAGCTTCAGAATACGGTTCTCCGTATTCGTAATCATGTTGGTCAAGTTGTTTACGAAAGTTGTGTCGGTGTATTCAGTGTAATCCTGAATAGTTTGCTTCAAAGTTGTAAATGTGTAAGCCATTATGACGTCACCACCGTAACTTGCCCGACTCTGCCCGTGCCGATAGGATTATTTTCAAACTGCAATGTTTCCAAGTTGAACACTGGAAATTCCTGAGTATACGACATTAAATTGTTTGTGTCAGGTCTGGCGTTTCTCAAGGCTTGAGGGTCCGAAACATTGCGTGGCGGATATAGTTGTGGGTGTTTTGGTTCCCACTCATCGGGACCAACAACCGCTCCAGTCCATTCTTTTTTCAACTGCCTATACGGGTATCTCTGACCAGACCGATCAGAGATAAAGTAAGACCGTTTTCCTGACGCAAACTTAGACATCTAGCTAACCCGCAAATATTGATATTGCGGCGTCACATTAAACGACGACCTGTCTCTATCCTCTGTTCTTGCTCTTTCAAACTCTTCCTCATAAACAGCCTTCAAAAGCTGTATACGGTCTGGCGCTCTTTTCATAGCAATGTAATAAGCCAGCCCCGCGGCAAGGCACGGATAAAACCGAAAAGGGACATCCAACGTGTTGGTATAGCTATCAGCATCGTCCATACGCACCAAAGCGTCATAGATAATTGTGTCTGTAGCGTTTTCAGGGGTTGGGTACAGTTTCAAAGAGGGAGTGATTTGACGGTCCAAAAAGAATTGATTCGGACGACCTTGCGTTGATTTCGATGGAATAGAAAGATAACCATCCCGGCTCAGACGTTCCATAGAAAGATCTGAGTTGCTTCTGCGGCAAACAAGGGACAAAACGTCAATGACGTCAGTACCCAAATCATACGCAGTTGTTCCCTGCGTTAGGGTCAAGGTACGTTGTTTAATTGTCCACTGATTTAGGCCGCGATTCGCCCAATCCGCCAACAACAAGTTGAGGGAGCGTTTTGCGGTGCGGGCATCGTATCCCGTCCGAAACTCTGTCCCGCACCGCTCAAAAGCTTCTTCGATGTAGTCATCGACTTGAAGCTCAAAGTCCTTTGACCCTGACGTCGTCATTACTTTTTAACTTTCCCGCCGCGCATCATCTTTTTGGCTTTCCCGCCACCGCGCATCATCATAGGCTTTTTAGCCATGCCGCCACCGCGCATCATCTTTGGGGCAGCTTTTTTAGCCGCTCCACCGCGCATCATCTTCTTAGCTTTTTTCCGTACCACGCTTTAATCTCCTGTACAGGTTCTTTCGATTTTCGTACAGGTCGCTAGACCCATAGTATTCTTCGCAGTTTTCATAGTACCCCTTCAGTCTAAGCGCATCAGAGGCTTCTTGCAACTTACTCAATCGCTGCAAAAAGATCATAGCATAGGGCGTGTCAACAGTCGATTCAAAGTCTTCGTCGTCTAGAAGCTCATTATCAACGTCTTCCGGGTGAAACCCCATTAAGAACATGTCTTCGTTTATGAAAAAGCCGTTTGATATGGCGTCATTCATTCCATTTAAATACTCATCCATCTCGTCCAACGGTAAGGGGCTGAAATCAATCAATATTACGACGTCCTTACTGTCGTCCCACTGTGAGATCAGCTTGTATAAATCCTGCCACTGATTGTCGTATTTAAATGCAAAGCCCACGCGGTTTTCAGCCCACGCCTTTTTTGCATAAGGGCAAGCCGGAAGTCCATTATAATGTTCGTTAGAACGCTCTAGTGCGTGTTTTGACCATTCTCTGGTTTCAGAGATGATCCTTTCCTCTAATTCAAAATTAGGTAGCATAGCCCCTCCTATGCCTGAGAAACAGAACCCCTTGTTCTCTTGCGGCGATTAGACATGACCGCGCCACACCCGCGGGCTACCGCGGTCCCCGGAATATTCTTGCCGTTGAAAGGCCGTTTTGCCTTTGTCTTTGACATAACAGCACCGCCGTTTGCCAAATTTGTGACTTTTGCGGCTTTGGTATTTGATACGACGGTTTTGCCTTTAGCGCCTTCACGCTTCTTTTTACGCGCCGTAGAAGCGCGTTGACTTTTGGATAAACTTTGAGCCTTGCTTCTAGGAAGGCAACGGTCAGGGTTACGCTTATCTTTTGACGTACCACATGCCCCTTTAATATTACCTTGGCTATCAATCCGAACCCACTCCTGATCCAGCCACTTCTGTAGCTTTCCCATTATTTGCCTTTCCGTTTACCGCCTTTTGACCCTTTAGCATAGTTTGGGTCTTTGCAGTACTTTGACGCCGCCAAATTAGCATATGCAGAAGGATAAGTATCAAAAGTCCGTTTGGCCCACGCCTTACCTTCTGGACATATTTTACTGCCTTTGCTTTTTGCACTTACACGACCACCTTTACGCATATATGTGACCCCAACCTTTTTAGGCTTTGGCCCGGTGCGAACCCCCTGTGAAGTGGACTTTGGAAAATTAGAGCGCATCATAGTAAATGCTCCAAGCCCGCGGCAAGGACTATCAAGCCCATAATGCCCCAAAGCCTGTTATCAAGAGTTTTTAGTTTCTCTTGAATATCAGCATAACGCTTGTCGCAAGATTCTTCGTGTTTTTCTAATTGACGTAATACTTCTTCTGGGGTCATTAGCATTTCCACCTTCTTCTTGCTTGACGTAAGCGACTATTAGGGTTTTTAGCCGCTTTCGGGAATTTTTTCATTTGGCCTGCTGATCTAGCGCAAAAAGATTTGCGACGCTTTGCAGCGGCACTCCCCTTTTTAACTTTGCCTGTAACAGCGGTTTTCAACTTGGAGCCGGGGTTCGCACGGCGATACGCCTTTACTCCGGCCTCCGTCATCCCCGCACCTTTTTCTGTGGGGCGGAAATTCTTCTTGTTGCGGGGAGGCATTTTGGCTTTTTTGCGTTCAGCCACTACAAGTCACTCCCATTTTGAATGTAAACAAACTCCATTGACGCGGACACATTGAAGTCAACTGAGCCTGAAGAAGAAAACGCTCTCATTTCCAAGTCTGTTTTTTCTGTGAACCTTAATGGAAAAGTATAAAATTGCTCGTGTGTGGCATCTGTCAGGGTAAATCTTTCCTTTATCTGAAAGACTTCTCCATACGGCCTAGCAACAAGACTAGCATTCAAAACGGCTTTGGTGTTGGTAGATGTCCCTGTAGACAAAGACATCTTTGTAAGGAATGCTGTGTATCCTGCGGGAACTGTCCAAAGACTCATCAATGTTTGGTTGTCGCCATCACCATTTATGGTCAGGTAAATATTAGCTGGAACTCCTGTGGTCACTGTGCCTGTTCCTGCGTAAATTGTGCCAGCGTTTGCGCCACCACTACCTGCACTACGAACAATGCCACGATTTATACGAAGGTAAGATTTTGTCGTGTTAACAGCAGTTTGCCCATTCAATGTGACAACTTCGTTTATTTCGTTGTAATCGGCATCTAAGCCAAAAACTTCTACTGTTCTTGCACCAGTTCCTGCGGCAGTGTCGTCAGTTGAACTGCTTGATACAGTCATTACTGTTGCTGATGCTGGATAAGCGTATAAACCGCCTTGTTCCCAAATAGTTTCCTTGGTGGCTCCAACAGCCGCGTTGTAGCCAAACTTAAAAACAGTTTTATGGAAAGATATTTGGCCACGGGCAATTTGAAGCTCAAACGGCTCCGAAGTCCCCACCCTTGATATGGAACTAACTTCACGAGCCATTTGAGCCTCCGTTTAGTTGTAAAAAACAGTCACAGCAGTGCACGCGGTAAAAACAGATACATAAATATCTGATACCCGAATGCCTTCCGCAGGGATGTTTACTGAGTGAGAGTCAGACGCAAGAAAATCCAAATCAAGCACTGTTGCGCCGCCGTTACCATCAGTAATGGTCAGCCTTGGAGTGCCTGTTGTGGTCAGAACCTGTATCTGACGAATACGCGCAGGACCGACACCAGCAGAACCGGTAGCGGCTAAGCGCTTTGCTTTTACGTCAGAACCAGCCATTGCGACCTCCTATTAGCTAAGAGCAGCGCCAACAGCAGTTACCCATGCAGCACCTGTGTTAATTACTAAGCAGTATTCGTTATTACCTGCTCCGTTATCGCTAATTACATACACAGTTCCAGCAGGAACGGAGGCAAAAGCGGGAAGGTTTGCGGTTGTTACAACCGGATAAATAAAAGCCGCATCGGACTTGACGGGGCCAGAGAAAGTAGAACGAGCCATGATTGTCTCCTGTCTTGGCTAGTGTCAGCCCCACCATGGGGCTGTCAGGGATGATTTAGTATACAATAAAAAAGGGCGGCTGTGAAGCCGCCCTTTAACCCAAAGACAAAACTAAGGGCGATGTTAGTTAGGCTGCGCCCGGAGTACCGAACACTGAACGCCAGTCGGAAACACCGAAGCTGTAACGCTCACGAGCCTTGAACCGCATGTTGCCGGTGTCAAAATCGCCTTCCATGGCAGTTTTGATTGGCGCACGGTTAAAGTACTTGAAGCCGTTAGGTGCATCCGTCTTGATGAAGAAGGCGTCGGTGTCAGTCAGGAAGTGGTTAACCACAGCCCCGTCTGGCAACATACCCATGTTCTTCATGGCGTTTGCATCGTTGTCGGCTGTGCCGGAACGCAGGTTGGAGTTAATTACCCGCTCTGCAATGAATTGCAGTTCTTTCGGGATAATCAGCTTCATACCACGAACAGCAATCTTCAGACCACGCTCGTCAGTCAAACCAGCAATGTCGATCAACATCTGCTCAAGAGAAGTCTCATTGAGGTCTGCTGCGGTAGACAGCAGGTTACGCTGATTACCGGACAGTGATGGGTGGGCTGCTGAGCAAAGTGCTGCACCGTCGCCGATTGGGCTGCCTGTGCTGAACGCGTTGTTCAGGATAGAAGCAGCTTTAATCTGCTTGGTCTGAGCCATTGAACGGGCCAGAGCCTTGGTGTAGCGTGATGCCAGACGGTCATACAGGTTATCTTCGATAGCTTCCTCAGTGATTGAGAACGCCAGAGCGATTGTTTCATGTGTGTACCGTGCTGTGTAGGTCTCTTGAGCATCGTCAAAAGTGATGGCAGTGCCTTCACCTTTAGTTGGTGCTGTTGAGAAGCCCCCAAGCATCACTTCTTCTTCAAAGGCTCGATCTGAGGACTCTTCGTCGAAGATTTCAGCGTGTTCATTTTCGTAGCGATCATACTCGAGACCGAACAAAGCATTTAAGCCGGGCTCAAGCTCTTTCGCTAGTTGTGCGCGAGAAATAGCCATTTTCTATTCCCTCCTTAAATGCCAGTTGACAACGAAGTCGTTTGCGATGCCGAAGCTGCAACCGGTGCGTTGTGGTGGAAGTTAAACCGAACTACGTAGTTTACACCTGCTGCATCGTAATCGAGGTTAGCACTGTCACCAGTGAGACCAACGACACGCATAAACAGTGTTGCAGT